TTAATTTCTCTGATTCTTTTTTTACTGGTAAAACTGTTCAAGTTTCTAATCAAACTACCACTGAAACCTTTACTGTTTCATCACTCGGTAATTATATTTTATATCAAAATTCTCAAGAATGGATTAGTTACGGAACTAATTCTAATCCTGTTCTTTTATCTTTTTTTATGCCTTCTAGTAATTTAATTTTTATTGCTGATAATATTTCTACTTTTGGAGCTTTAAATATTAGTTATTTCTCTGGAGGTAATTGGATCTCTATTGGAATCCCTTCTGGTTCTAATAATTTTGTTAATTCTCTCTCTGGTTTTGGTGGTAATATGATATACATAGCCAATTATAATAGTAATTTAAATCCAAGTTTATTTGGTTTCTATCAATATAATTTATTATTAACAGGATGGGTTAATATTAATCATAATTTACAATTTGATTTAAGCGGTGGAACTGTTAATCAAAATATATGTATTGATAGTAATTCTGGTGGGCAAATTATTTGTGGAGGTAAATTTACCGATCCTTCTAATCCTAATATTAAAAATGTTGCACAATTATTAGGATCTAGTTGGGTAGCAATTGGAGGTGGTATTAATGATGAAGTTGTGAATGTAAAAGCTTTAAATATTGGAAATGAATTTATTGCTATTTCTTATAATTCATCTATTAATACTATGTATATCAATTATTTTAATAGTTCATCTTGGTCTGTTATTGGAACTATCACTAGTATTTTTGATAGACAAACATTTTTAGATATTGATAGTTCAAGTAATTTATACTTTTCTGCTAATTTTACTTCAATTACTCCACCTTCTGGACCCATTATTACAGGAGGTTATGTTGCTAAATGGATCAGATCTTCTCAAACTTGGGTATCTTTAACACCTACTGGTGGTTCTCCTTTTAATTCTGTTCCTTTTATTAAAGTTAGACCTTCTGATAATCGTATTTTTACATCTACTAGAAATATTGGACTTACTAATACTATTTTTACTAATGCTAATGATGGATCAACTTCATGGACATCCTATTCTACTGCTAATAATTCTATATTAACTATGTTATTTAATAATACCAATGTTCTATTTGTTGGTGGAAGATTTACACAAATCGGTGGATTAAATGTTCAATATTTTTCACAAAATACTCCAGGATCTAATTTTTATAATCAAGGATCTTTTTCTGGTAATTCAATTGCAACCATTCAATCTACGTTAGTTAATAACATCATGTCACCTAATATTCTACTAACAGTAAGAATATCTAATCCTACGGATCAAATCAATTCAAATTATGTATATGGTTATTTAACACAATTTACAGTTTCTCAAGGTAATCAAGTTAATGGAAATACATTTTTACAAAATTCATGGAATAATACATATTCAAATATAATATTTAGTGGATATACTTCAACAACAAATATTACTAGCCGTTCTAATCTAAATGCAATAGCAATAGGTTCAAATGCAGGATTAACAGGACAAGGAAATAATGCAATAGCAATAGGCAATAATGCAGGACTTACCAATCAAGGAACAAATTCCATAGCGATAGGTAATAGTGCAGGACAAACAAATCAAGCAGCAAATACAATAGTTTTAAATGCATCTGGTTCATCAATAACTGGTGCAATATCTAATTCATCATATATTTCTCCAATAAGAAATATTAGCTCAAATTATTCATTATATTATAATCCTACTACAAGTGAAATAAGTTATGAATCATCTTTATTATCAACAACAGCAAGTGGAGTTAATATTTCTGGTGCAGCTCCATGGAGTAGTGTAGCATTTTTTAATAACCAACCACCTGGAACATACTTTTTATCATATTTTGGACATTGTGATTATTCAGTTGGATCAACAGGAATATTACAAGGAAGACTAGCAAATATTTCAACGAATACAAATTTATTAACATATGAATGGATAGATACATTATATTCAAGTGGAACAAAATGTAGTATAAGTTTATCAGGATTAGTTACTATAGCATCAACAGCATCAATAGGATTACAAGTTTATTCTCCAATACCACCTGGAACAATTTTAATATATGTAAATGCATCTTTAATGAGAATTAAATAAAATACTTAAATAATAATCTTCATACAATATTAAATAAATTAGAAAATAAATAAATATATAAAAATATATAAAAAATTATATAAAGGAATTTAAATAATATAAATATATTTAAAATCCTAAATAATAATAATTTTAATGTCTGGGAAATATCATTTATATTTTCAAACAGTTCAAGCTAGTGTTTTTAAAGCATTGGGTGAAGCATTAAAAGAGAATTTAGTAGATGTTAATATTAAATTTAATGAACAAGGAATGAAAATTCAAGCTTTAGATGTATCTCAATCTGTTCTAATTCATTTAAAATTAGAAGCAACTAATTTTGAAAAATTTTATTGTGAAAAACCAATCGAAGTCGGATTAAATGTATTAACTCTAAATAGACTATTAAAACAAATGACAAATAATGACACTTTAGTCTGGCAAATGGAAAAATCTGATTTAAATAGTCTATATATGATTGTTCAAAATAAAGAAAAAGGTCAAGAAATTAGAACTAAAATACCTCTATTAGATCTAGATTGTGATACATATGATGTTCCCGCAATGGAATTTGATAGTATAATTACAATACCATCTGAAGATTATAGAAAAATTGTATCAGATTTAAATCAATTATGTAAAGTAGTTGAAATAAAAAGTATTGATGATTCACTCATATTTGCTACAGTTCCTAAATACGATAACGATATTCAACAACCTATTGAACAAGAAATAAGATTAAAAAAACACGATGACACTGAACAAGCTGGAGGACAATCACAAGGATTAGAAATATCAAAAAATAATGGTGGCATAATACAAGGATATTATAATATGGCTCACCTATCTAGATTTAGTAAATGCGTAAATTTAAGTCATACTGTTCGTTTATTTATGAAAAATGATTTTCCTATTATTTTATGTTTTGATGTTGGTAATTTAGGTCAATTAAAAGTTGCAATTTCACCTAAAAATGAAGATGATAGTTAATAAATTCATATAAAAAAATATTAACGAAGTAATACTATTAACGAAGTAATACTATATAATAAAATAAAGTAAATTTTATTAAATAATTATAAAATTTACTTAAATTCTAGATAACACTTACCTATAATAAAAATGATACCTAAAATATGCTATTATAATATTATTAATTATTATTGAAAGAAACAACAAACCAAATGATGAACACTCTTGAAAAATCAGAATACGAATTGTTATTATTGATAAGGAAGATAATTTATACTCTGATTTTATCATTTTTGAAGGATTTGTTGATGAACACTATTGAAATATTTGATGACGATTCGTCATCATTGAAAACGAAGATAATTTATGATCTGATTTTCTCATTTTTGATAGATTTGTTAAGATTGAGAGTCGTATTTTTGACAATAAAGATAATTTATACTCTGATTAAGAAGTTGAAGATTGATTTGTATTTGTTAAAAAAAAAAGTCTTTTAATAGTGAAGACCGAGAGATGAAACAGTTCTTAGGTCATATTATAATATAATAAAAATTTTCTTATAATTTTTTATATTTATTAAATAATTATAAAATTTACTTAAATTCTAGATAACACTCACCTATAATAAAAATAAAAAAATTGACACCTAAAATATGCTATAATAATATTATTAATTATTCTTAAAAAAAACAACAAACCAAACAATGAACACTACTGAAGCTATTTTTTTTGGACCCTTGGAAGATGGAATTGGCTATCTAGATAATTTATCTTCTGAACGTGATCCTGATGAAGAGATTGATGATCTGGAAGATGGAATTGACTATGAAGATAATCTCCATTCTGATTCTTAATAAAGATAAGTAAGGAAATTTATCAAGACTTAAAGCCTTTCTATAGTGAAGACCGAGAGATGAAATAGTTCTTAGGTCGTATTATAATATAATAAAAATTTTCTTATAATAAAAAATCAACTATTATTATATAACTATTTAATAATAATATAATAAAAACAGATAACACTTACCTATAATAAAAATAAAAAAAATTGATACTTAAAATATGCTACTTTAATATTATTAATTATTCTTAAAAGAAACAACAAACCAGAACGATGAACACTACTGAAGAGATTGACTATGAAGATAATTTATACTCTGAACGTGATCCTGATGAAGAGATTGATAACCTTGATAAAGAGAGTATCCAATATGATTCTGATTCTGATGAAGAGATTGATAAAAAGAGTATCACATATGATTCTGATTCTGATGAGGAGATTTATGACGTGGATGAAGAGATTAACCATTACCAAAAGAGAATGATTCAAATTGATTCTAACAAAAGCATTGAAGAAGTTATTGCTCTTCTAACTTACACTTCAGACAAAGGATATATTTTTGGATATGATGAGTCTTTCAACGCATCATGGAAACTTGCTCATATCTATGAGTTTGTTCAAAATAACTTGAATCTTGCATTGAAATACTATGAGAAATCGAAAAGTGATTTATACTATAAATGTAATCGCAGTCATGCGAATGTAAGTGCAACTGGTTATCTATTGGAAATTAGTGATGCATTTGATAGAATTAAAAAAAAGATCAATAATAATCAACAGGTATCATTGATCTAATTCAAGTATGATTTCTATAGTGAAGACCGAGAGATGAAACAGTTCTTAGGTCGTATTATAATAAAAATAAAAAAATGATACAAAAAATACTCAATAATAAATAAATAAAAATAACTAGAAAATATGTCAATTCAAATCAATCGTGAAGGAATAAAATCCTTTTTACACCAAAAAGTTAAAGAATATAATTCTGATGGAACAAGAAAAAATAGAAATATAGTATCATATCATATTTCTATTATATTCTCAGAATTAGATAAAAAATTACCTAAAGATTCTTCTGAAAGAAAACAAATTTTACAAGAATTTTACCAAATTTTACCCCAAGATTTAAAAAATCATTTCAAATGGACAAGAAGTGTCCTAAAAGAAAAAGGTATAATTCAATAATAGTGAAAATGTTAGAAAATAGGAGATATGAGGGGACAACTTATAATATGTAATAATGAAAAGATATAATATTATAAAATGATATATATATGAAAATTAAAAAGAAATGTCAAAAGTTCATCCAATTAATAAAAAAGATATAGAGAAATTATATATAATAAGATATTTATATTTAAGAAAAATTAAACCATCATTATGCTGGAAAATAAAAAGATTTTATAATATGATTTTATTAAATAGAAATATAAATAAAGAAATAATAAAAAATCATAAA